ATTAATCTATAAAGGTAATGATCCTAATATTAGTAATTCAGGAGAAGATAGAGTTCGAATTGCGACAGCTCGGTTTGCAGTTGATACATTTGAATCACCCATACCACAAACGAATTCAAGTTTTAATGAAGTAGGAGAATCTGAGCTTTTAATTAATAGATTTTCAATAAACAGCGATGGTAATGTCGGTATTGGCGACTTTGCAGAAGTTCTATCCGGCGCTCCAATGAAGTTATCTGTTAAAGGCGGAACTATTGGTATTGATTCTAACGGTAATGACGATTGGGGAATGATTGACCAAGGTACTACTAATTCAGGTATTGGATTCAGAGGATCTGGTTTTACTGCAAGCAGCGGTTTAGATCTTTGCGTAACTCAAGATGGTAACGTTGGAATTGGAACTGAAACGCCAAACAACAAGTTACAAGTAATTGGTAATACTGAAATAGATGGTATATTATATGTTACTGATACCCTCCGCTTTGGATCAGATTATTCTGAGGCTGGGTCTGGCAACACTTGGCCATTAGCACTAATTACCGCAACTCGAACCACTGAAATCCCTAATACAGATTTAGGACAAAAGGATGATTTACGATTAGGCAGCAACGACTATGTAAGCATTTATACCGATGGTGATTGGAACAGCTTTGATACAACTGATATTCCTAAACTTCGTGTTATACAAAATGGAAACGTCGGTATTAATACGGTTGATCCTTTAGAAAAATTACACGTTAAAGGTAATATAATGTTAGGCGAAAAGTCAAACGATCCTAATGTCTTTAATCATAATTATCTTCGATTCGCTGGATCATATGGAGATACTGGATCATTCATAGGAGAGCGTCGATATGATAATGCTCTTCAGAAAAGTGAATTAATCATATTTAAAGGAAATGATTCAGATATAAATGCAACTGGGCCTGACCGAGTTAGAGTTGCAGCAGCAGAATTTAGATTTGATTCTATTGATAGCGTTATATCAGATGGAGATGATCCTGATGAAGTTATTGCTAATGATGCTACTTTTAATAATAGGTTTTTAATTCAAGGCGATGGAAAAACAAGGATTGGACCTGATTCTGTAGCACCATATAGTACTTTAAGTATTACTGAAGGTGGAATTGCTATCAGTAGTAATGGAGACGCCGATTGGGGATTTATTGATCAAGGACCTGGTAATACTGGAATTGGATTTAGAGGCCAAGGGTCGCTTACTTCAGAAGAACTTGATTTAGAAGTTAAGCATGGCGGTGATGTTAAAATAAAAGCTGGTAATACATTAACAATTGGAGATGATACCGTATTTCCAAATACTTCAGGTGGAATTCCATCTCCTGCTGCTCCTTATGATGTATCCTTGGCTAATTCTAGTGGCCATGTACAACTTCCTGGCGGTTTAATTATGAAGTTTGGAACTGCTATGAGTAACACCGATGACGATCAAATATTTACCTTTGAAGTACCGTTTCCAAATAATATGTTTACTATACATCTTACAAAACAAGGAAGTAATGCAACAGTTCTTGCGTATAGCTCATATAACAAACAAGGGTTTACAATCAATCGGGCAGATGGCATTGATAATGCTGATGGAGCAGGATCTGCTGGCAATGGATTCTGTTGGCAAGCAATCGGTAATTAAAAATACTATTTTATAAATAAGTTTTATAGTAAGTAAACAAACCTTTATATTATACCATTTGTTATGACACAATCAAAAGACGAATATACTATCGAAATGAAACGTGTCGTGGCTGAAACTATTAAAGAGTTACATGCGACTGACACTGGTATACGATTTAAAAAACCAAATACGATTCAAGGGTGGTTGGCAGTTATTTTAGCATGTATTGCTTTATCTGGTTTTGTTGGGTCAAGTATTATATTTTTAAATAATGTAAGTACTCACCATCAATTACCAGCACATTCTGGGACTAAAAAATTATTAGAAGAAGTGGCAGAGATTCATGAACTACATTCTAGAGATCAGGCATTTCATATCAAAGAAGAACGATTACAACTTCAAATATTAGCAGAAACCGCTCCAATTCATGAAAAGTTAAGCGTAATTAAAGAAGACGTAAAGGCTATTGAAACAAAGGTTGATATTTTACTCGATCGTGAGTTTAAGAGAAACAATTAGTGTTATTATTTAGAGATATATTTTTTATAAATATATTATATAATTATTAACTATCTGCTTAAACACCACACTTATAGAATATATGACGCCTTACGAAAACTTTAAAGCTTTTGCTCAATTACAATCTATAGCTTGGACTTTGCCGATGCTGGCCCTATGTATCATTGTTGTCTTTAAAGCTTTTAAGCCTACAAAGAATGCTAATAAGAAGGGTGCTCGCAATTCTTCAGAGAAAATGAAATGGTTTCTTACCGGAATTTTTATTGGGTTCCTTGGAAATATTCTTGATAATACATACTGGGCTTTTTATTGGGGAGCTGGTTATTTACAAATGAAAGAACCTGTTGATGCATTAATTAGTTTTGGTGTTTTCCCTAACCTTGTTTTTAGGCAAGGGATGACACTGTTAGCCGCGTATTGCCATATAAAAGCTTTTATACCTGCAGAAAATAAACTATTAGCTAGTAAGGTTCATAAGATATTTATTGCTACTATTATTTTGGGGCAAGGGTATATTCTATTACTGGTCGCCTTAAAATACGGTTGGTTCTTAAACGCCAAATAAGTTTATTTCTTCTTGATCGGATTTAAACTTTCCTTTATCTCCGGCAGAAAAGTAAATATCATTGCCTTCTTTTTTATAGATCATGATATAATCTATGTCTCCACATCCGAGTTTTTTAAATAATTCCCGAGCGCCTTTGTTAATGTATACTATTTCATTATTCATACAATTTATATATAATAAGTTTATATAAATAATAGTATGGCTAGACCAGAAACAAGAGACCAATTAGCAGAATATTGTTTAAGAGCTTTAGGCGCTCCTGTCATTGAAATTAACCTTGATGAAGATCAAATCGATGATCGCATTGATGAAGCTATTCAATTTTATCAGGAGTACCATTCAGATGCAGTAGTAAGAACCTTTGTTAAACATGAGATAACGCAAGATACTATTGATAATAGGGAAATTCAATTACCAGATTCAATATTAAGCGTAACTCGAATCAGAGGTTTAAATTCATCAAGTCTTGGTGGAATGTTTAGTGTTAAATATCAAATGCACCTTAATGATGTTGCTGGATTGAATGGATCAAACGGCGGAGGATTAGTAAACTATGAAATGACTAAACAAAACCTTTCATTAATTGATGATATTATAAATGGTCATTCTCAACAGGTTTCATATAGTCGCCACAAAAATACAATTAAAATACATAGCGATATTACAGGTTATGCCGGCGTTGGAAATTTTATTCTTGTTGAATGTTACCAAACAATAGATCCAAATTCATATCCTGAAGTATATAATGATATGGCTTTAAAAGAATTATTAACACTACTTCTTAAAAAACAATGGGGTGCAAATCTAATTAAATTTGAAGGAATGCAACTACCGGGCGGCGTAACAATAAACGGGAGGCCAATTTATGATGACGCTGTAACAGATTTAAAAGAACTTAAAGAAAGATGGCAATTACAATATGAAGCACCCGTTGATTTTTATTGTGGTTAAAATATAATACCAATGGCTTTAAATAAATATTTTCAAAACGGCGCTAAGTCTGAACAAAACTTATATGAGTCTCTTGTTATAGAGTCCATACAGATTCATGGCATTGACGTTTATTATATTCCTCGTAAGATTATTAAGAGGGACTTTGTTTTAAATGAAGACGTGGTTTCAACCTTTGATAAAGCATTCAAAGTTGAAATGTATGTTGAGGAAATGGAGGGCTTTGAAGGAGATTCTAAAATTTATGAAAAGTTTGGTTTAGAAGTTAGAGATGAAATGACGTTGCGCGTCGCTAAGTATCGATGGAACCAACTTATTCAGCGTCACGGTTATGCTGATGATGCAGTGCGTCCAAGAGAAGGCGATTTAATTTATGTGCCTCTTTATAAATCTATTTTTGAAATTCGTTATTCTGATTCTAAAAAACCATTTTATCAATTACAAGACTTACCATTATTTACTCTTACATGCGAGAAGTTTGAATATGAAGGACAAGAAATTGATACAGGCATTGACGATATTGATGACATACAAGAAAAACTTTCTCAAGGATTTACTTTTGTTATTGATTCCAAAACAGAACCAAATTTTATTGATGGAGAAACATTAACATTTACTACACCCGGCGGTATAACTGGTAATACAGAGTTCTTTGAATATAATATAGTTCCAGATAGTGACCCAATTGTTGAAGAAATGAGAGTTGGCACTTTAACGTTTGATGACGGATATTTCCATAATATTGAGGCTAACACATCATTCTTAGGCACTGAAAGCGGCGGCTCTTTAATTATAAGTGAACTAAGAAGCCTTGACGATTCCGACTCTGATATATTTAATTCAGATCATTGGGCAGGTAATGCAACATTTGCTGATGCGGCTAACGGTTTAGAATTTATTGACTTTTCAGAGAGCAATCCATTCGGTGAACCATTTAATTTCCAATAAATAAAAAATTATGCTAGGACACGATTATTTTTACCATGCCAATGTTCGAAAGATCATTAGTGTGTTTGGCTCATTATTTAATGATATCTATATTGGTAAGCGAGTTGATGGCGCGTTAACAAGCGTTCAGCGAGTTCCTTTAGCCTATGCGCCAAGAGAAAGATATTTGGCAAGAATAAATGAATCTACCCTTGATGAATCTATTGCTATTAAATTACCAAGAATGTCATTTGAGATTGCTGATATTACATATGACGCTGCTACTAAGTTAACAAAATTTAATCAAACAATACAAAAGGACGCTGATGGAAATTGCTTTAATGTATTTCAAGCAGTACCTTATAACATGACAATTGATTTAAATGTTTTATCTAGATCTCAAGACGAAGCTCTTCAAATCGTTGAACAAATTTTACCATTCTTTAGCCCTTCATATACGCTTTCAGTAAAAGGTTTAGAAGGTCCTGAGAGTATAACAGATATTCCAATAAGCCTAAACTCCCTTGATCATGAAGATTCGTATCAAGGTGGTATTAAAGATTCACGAAGAACTATTATATATACATTGAGCTTTGGCGTTAAGGTTAAGTTTGCAGGGCCTTTAATACCATGTAATAACGGCGGTTTAATTAAAGCTATTGATGTAAGTATTATGGAAGAAGAAGGCAAAGATGCCTTTGGCGGCGTTGAAGTTAAAACGGCACTGAGAGCTCAAACTAAAGATGATTTTGATTGTGTTATTAACTTAGGTCCATTAGATCCAGATAGAGATATTTGGCCAGACGATTAAACTAATTTTTAAATAAATTATATTATGGGTAAAGATAAAAAAGAAATTTTAAAATCACTTGAGAATAACATTCCGAGTGAGATGAAAAATAATATGGAACTTCAACCTTTAAAAAAGGAACCAACTCAAGAACGGCTTATATCAGATACCGAGGAGGATTTTGAATTAGCGCGTAATCAAATTAAAAGTTTAATTGATACTAGTGGAGAAGCTATTGAGCAGATGCATAACTTAGCAGCTGACGCAGAACATCCTCGTGCTTTTGAAGTTCTTGGTGCTTTAATAAAGCAAACCGCAGAAATGAATGGGCAGCTTTTAGATTTACAAAAACAACGAAAGGCTTTAATTAAAGACGAAAATAAAGCAGCGTCCACCACTACAAATAACAGTATTTTTGTTGGCACTACAACAGAGTTACAAAATTTATTAAAAGGTGATGATAACGCTGACAATATAATCGAAGTTGATTAAAGATGAAAAATAATTCTTATAATGGTAATACCTTTATTAAAGCGGATGGAGTACAACAAAGCTTTACTAAAGAAGAAGTAATTGAATATAAGAAATGTATGAATAATATTTCATACTTCTGCGAAAAATATGTTAAGGTAATTAGTTTAGATAAAGGATTAGTTCCATTTAAATTAAGAGGGTACCAAGAAGATCTTGTAAACCATTATAAAGATAATCGTTTTAGTATTGTTTTAGCTTGCCGTCAAAGTGGTAAAAGTATCACGTCAATAGCATGGCTACTTCATTACTTAGTATTTAATTCAAATAAGAAGATCGGTATTCTTGCCAATAAAGGAGCAACTGCAAGAGAAATGCTTGCGAGGCTAACTCTAATGTTAGAGAATTTACCATTCTTTTTACAGCCTGGCTGTAAAGTTTTAAATAAAGGTAATATTATTTTCAGTCATAACTCTGAGATTATTGCCGGAGCTACTAGTTCTAGTAGTATTCGTGGTTTGAGTTTGAATGTTGTATTCCTTGATGAGTTTGCTTTCGTTCAAAGGTCGGAAGAGTTTTACACTAGTACATATCCAGTTATTACTTCTGGTGAAAACACTAAGGTAATTATTACAAGCACTCCAAATGGACTTGGTAATATGTTTTATAAACTATGGGAAGGCGCTGTCCAAAAAGCTAATAACTTTGCGCCATACACAGTTAGTTGGTGGGATGTTCCAGGCAGAGATGAAGCTTGGAAAAAAGAAACTATTGCTAATACATCTGCCGTTCAATTTAAACAAGAATTTGAAATTGAGTTTATTGGTAGCTCTCATACTTTAATTGATACAAATATTCTTTTAGGAATGAATTCACGAAATCCTGAAAAAATTCAACATGATATTAATTATTATGAAGAGCCTAATCCTAGCCATACTTATGTTTTAACCGCTGATGTTTCAAAGGGGAGAGGGCAAGACTATAGTACTTTCTCCGTAATTGATATAACAAACCAGCCATTTAAACAAGTTTGCACATATAGAAATAATACAATTTCCCCTTTATTATTTCCAGATGTTATTATTAGAGCTGCCAAAACATATAATGATGCGCTTGTAATTATAGAAAATAATGATGCAGGACAAGTAGTATGTAATGCTGTTTATTATGAACATGAGTATGAAAATACTTTTACAACAAGCACAGTAAAATCAAATGGTATTGGCGTAACAATGTCTGCAAAAGTTAAACGAATGGGATGTTCTAACTTAAAAGATTTATTAGAAGGCGGTAAATTATTATTGGTTGATCCCAATACAATATCAGAATTTAGTTCTTTTGAGCCGAAGGGTAACTCGTATTCAGGCGCAAATGGAACGCACGATGACTCTGTAATGAACTTTGTTTTATTTGCATGGTTTGTTAGTACTGATTTTTTCAGATCGTTAACCGATATAGAAATTAAAGATCTTCTATATAAAGAAAGGATTATGGAAATGGAGGAAGATTTACCACCATTTGGTTATATGCATGGATCTAAAGATAATAGAAACGATGAGCATAGTAACTTAGTAGATAATATTAAAGATTGGAAATCGGCCTTTTAAGGGCCGTTATAAAATAAATATTGTTATTGAGAATATTCTTATTATGCTAATTATAAATTGTAAAACAAAATACACTGAAAGGAAAAACTTATGGGATTTTTAGTATCACCTGGAGTTGAGATCAAAGAAACTGATCTCACAGATATAGTGCCAGCACAATCCACCTCTATTGGTGGATATGCAGGGTACTTTCGTTGGGGACCGTCGGGACGTTTAGTCACGGCAGGTTCTGAAACAGACCTCGTTAAAATTTTTGGAGCACCAGAAATTAAAGGGGAACTTGAAGTTAGCTTTTTAACAGCGGCTAGCTTTTTGAAATATGGCAACTCATTAAAAGTTGCAAGAGCAATCGACGGATCATTAAACGCCACATCTGCTGGTGTTGCTATGGATCCACTTGATGGAACGATTAACGGACAAGATGATGTTGACCGATTGAATACAAAGCTATTGGCTTTGGGCACGGCTGGCCAACAAAAACTCGTTGCACGATATGGCGGAAAACTTGGCGATTCACTTAGAGTTATTTTTGTAACCGAAGAAAATTGGGCCAATTTACCAGACGGAATTAAAACACAACTTGGGTATAAACCAACTAATACTGTTTGGGCAGAAACCCTTACAGGTTTAGAAGGTGAGGCCGGTGTAAATGATGAAGTTCATATTTTAGTTCTAGATCAAGGAGGAGCTTTCACTGGAGAGCAAGGCGCAGTTCTTGAAATTTATCAAGGGGTATCGCTTGCTTCTAATGCAAAGGACGAATTTGGAAATTCTGCTTATTGGGTTTCTAAATTAAATTCCGGAAGTTCTTATGTTTGGGCCAGCGGTCCTTCTGAAGAGCCTGCTCTTATTCAAGATGCTGTTATAGATTTTTGGGATACTCTAGACTTTTTAGAGGGTGTTGCACCAGTCGGAGGCGGAGGCACTGGCCCAGCAGAAGAGCCTGGCCCAGCAGACAGCTATTTCGTTGATTTGTCCAATGGCGCAGATGACGATACCACTAGTGCTGACGCAGTTGTTGCTGCTATCGATTTATTCGGTGACTATGAGACTGTTGATGTTAATCTAATCTTCGGGCACAACTTTACCGAAGCCGTCGGAACGGTTTACTCTGCTAGTAAAACTAAACTTGTTGATGATAAACTTTTAGAAATTGCAAATGCACGTAAAGACTGCATGGCGTTTATATCAGCTCCATTAACATTATCTATACTTTCAAATGATGTTGATAAAAAAGATGATGTGATTGCTAAGTTTGATTCTATCAGTTCAACCAGTTATGCAGTATTTGACAGTACTCCGGCTTATGTTTATAATCGTTATAAAGACCAATATGTTTGGATTCCTTTATGTGGTCATATCGCAGGTCTTTGTGCTAATACTGATTTTGTTTCAGAGCCATGGTTCTCTCCAGCTGGATTAAACCGAGGTAATATTCAAAGCATTGTTAAACTCGCTTATAACCCTAAGCAAGCCGATCGTGACGAACTATACAAATCACGTATTAACCCAGTGGTTTCTTTCCCTGGTCAAGGCGTTGTTCTATATGGTGATAAGACGGCCCTCACACGTCCTTCTGCGTTTGATCGCATTAATGTTCGTAGGTTGTTTATGACTGTTGAGAAAGCAATTGCTACATCTGCTAAATTCCAGTTATTTGAAATTAACGACGAGTTTACAAGATCAGCCTTTGTTAATGCAATCGCTCCATATCTAAGAGATGTTCAAGGCCGCCGAGGTATTGAGGACTTTAAGATTGTTTGTGACTCATCTAATAATACTTCACAGGTTATTGATAGTAACAGGTTTGTTGCTAGTATTTACATCAAGCCGTTACGTTCAATTAACTTTATCACGCTTAACTTTATAGCTACCAGAACAGGTGCTATTTTTGAAGAGCTGGTTTAATAAAGGATTGATAAATATTAATATAAACAATAGAAAATAAAAATATGAGTAATATATCAGATTTTAAATCACAATTAACAGGGGGAGGCGCACGGCCAAACCTATTCAAATGTAAAGTGTATTTCCCGCCAGAGCTTTCAACAGATACGTTGACTAAGCTTGGCAGCTTTATGATCAAAGGAGCACAACTTCCATCGAGTGTTATAGCACCCGTCGAAGTTCCTTACCTAGGTCGTAAGTTAAAGGTTGCAGGAGACCGCACATTTGAACCATGGACGATCACCGTTATTAACGATGAAAACATGCTTATAAGGAATGCCTTTGAAACATGGATGGATCTTATTAACGATAATAAATCAAACACTTCGACTTATAGCCAATCAGGTGAAGCATTAAACTATATGCGGCCTGTAGAAGTTGAGCAACTTGGACGTGATGGAGCAGGGCATGGCCTTTCATCTGGTCTTGGTGATGCGATTAAGCGCTATAAATTGATTGATGCATTCCCAACAAACATCAGTGCGATTGATCTTAATTATGAAACTAACGATACAATTGAAGAATTCACAGTAGAATTTAATTACCAATATTGGGTAAGTAATACCACTGCTGCGGCTTCAGACGCAAACTAATCGTTATAATTAGTTAAAACAAATTAAGTCTTAGAATTACCCTTAGTTTCGGCTTGGGGTAATTCTAAGCATTATATATAATATATGAACGTATTCGGATTTGACATAAGCAAAAAGCTAAAGAAAGCAAATATACTAAGCGATGAATCTGACACAAAGGATTCTATTGAAAGTTTTGCTCCACCATTAAATGATGATGGCTCTGCTGTTTTTTCAGGCGGGGGCGCAACATCTGGTTATTATGGCCAAGTTCTCGATTTGGATAATTTAAATATTCAAAACGAAAAAGATCTAATTAAAAGCTATAGAACCGCTGCAGCTCAACCTGAGTGCGATATGGCAATTAATGATATTG